TTGGTTGATCTCCTCTCAATTTTAGTGGATTCTTACCGGGCTATTGTTCGCCATTCTTGGCACCTCCTCACCGGGATTGAATCCTTGCACTGTCCCGGTAATCTTCCTGACTATTGGTTTTGCCTTGGCTCACTCACAGGTATATTGACCGGTATTTCATAACCTTTTCGAGGTTATCGGTACTTTGTTGTTTTGTTATCTTATGTACTTATTATACACCAATTACAGGTGTATGTATATTGGCACTATACACATATTTTAAGTGTATATCTTATTCAATTTGTACACTTGTTATTTGTGTATATTTGTGTTAAAATTAGATATACTGAAAGAAGTATGTTTTTTAATCCCAATATTACTTGAGAAAGGAGGCATCTATATGCCGATTCACTATAAAATAAATGTTATTTCTGCGCTTAAGGAAGCCGGATACTCAACATACAGACTTAGGCAAGAAAAGCTATTAGGTGAGGCAACTATACAGAAGTTCCGCAATAACGATCCAGTATCATGGGATAATATCTCAACTGTTTGTAAATTACTTAAATGTCAGATCGGGGATTTATTGGAATATGCACCTGATGAGGAAGATTAGGCTTGAAATGCCGCCCCAGATATGCTATATTGAAACTACAAGAGGAACAACCGCCCACAAGGGGTTGACCCGAATTAGGATAGAGAAGCCACCCGTACCGGTCAAGTATCAGGGTGGTTTTTCTTATGTATTGCTACTTACTAAACGTAAAAACGAACGTAAGTAATGCCAGAAGGAAAAGACCAAAGGTCATAAGATCTTTAAAGTCGAACTTCATCAGCATCACCCCCATTCTATCAAAGAATGAGGTCAACACACCCTGTAACACGATTGTTCCATGACACTATGGTAGCATATCCCATTTTAATGTGCAATTACTTTTACAGGCCGCAGGCCGTAATGGTTCTGCTGCCTTTTTCTCGACTTTCCTTCGCGACAACACTGTCCATAACTTTATATGTGTTCTGCAAATCGAAATACGGGCATGTTCCTGCCATAGGCAGGAGCGTTATAAGTACTCAACGCAAAATTGCGTTCAGTGAATTCCACGGAATATTATAATGCTGTAATATCTTAACACATCAATTGCTCTTTTTTTTGCGAATTCATATAATAGGACTCCTCAAAATTGAGGAGTCCAAAGTAGCTACTGTCTTTAACTCCCGGTTATCTTTTATCATCTTCCGGTTCAGATGTAGGCTCCAAACCTGTCCGCTCAAAAAAATACTTTCTTGGAATCCTTCCAGGTCTGATTAAAAAACCTTTTGATTCCAATTCGCTGTTTAGTTGTTTTATTATGCTGTATCCAGTACGTTCAGATACTTCCATGATTTCAGCAACTTCCGACGCTTTTATCATTAACTTGCTCACGGATTAATCACTCCTTTTTTCACATTATTTCTAATTATCAATATACTCCCACTGAAATGGAACGTCAATTTACCATCCCTCTAATTATGACTGTGCAAAATCGCGCGGTCCTTTATACAGCCATATTTTCGGCTCTATTCCAATTACTTTTCCCACTGCATGTCAAAAGCTACCGGTTAATTTCACGGTGGAGAACTCAGCCCTGACAGCTCAAAATTTAGCTGTCCTTTTATCTGGGCCGTGCAAAACCGCGTTGTTATGTCTGCGAAGATCCCTCCGGCATTGTTCAGTTTTCGGATGTTACTAATTGTCACATCTGAATTTTTCAGCTTTATGGCCTGCTTTTTGTTCATTCTTGTTATTGCTTTACGGACACCCTCCGGGCTAATTTCCAGACAATCCCCAACATGATAAGGGTTAAATAATGCCTGTCCATTCAATTCAAATGTCAGCTCCTACGCTTGTATTCTGGTGCTACCTCGAAGCGAAGGTCAATTTGCCACCCTTCCTTTCTGACTGTGCAAATTTGCGTTGTTCTTCATACAGCCGGCTTTACGGCTCTACTTGCTTTTGATTCTTTCCCATTAAATTGGGAAAATTGGCCGGGAGTAATAGGCCTTAGTCAACTTCAAGGACCGGCGCCAGTACAACGGAATTTTCCATGCTACGAGAATACCGAACGTTCGCAACGTTCATTTTGCAACGTTCGCTTTGCGCTACATTCATTCTTTTTTCAGAAAAGCCTCTATAACGCTCCATTTTCCAGCATGTTGACTAAGTTATACAAGGATTTCCGAGGGTTTTGTGTGCCGGCCTTTGCATACAATTTCCTATATTGGAGAGCGTGACATTGCATAATGTCTTTAGATACACACCCTAACATTTCCTAACATTGGTTTCATTTAAAATGTTATCATTTACAAGCATCATATAACACATTCAATTATGCTCTTTCTCAAAGATACGGAGCTGAAATTTCAGTAGTTCTCCAAGTACAGGATTTTATTTTCTACATTTCTTTGTTGTACTTTCTTTGTTGTACAACATCCCGCGACTTATCCTATTTATACATCTTCCCTCCCTCTGACGATCTGTAAAATCTCTTGATTACTTAATCCAAGGATTGATACCAAGGTCCATAAATCGTTTAACCTCATAATTTCAGGATGTGCAAAACGGTTGTACAAGGTGCTTGCTGGCATGTTTATCCTTTTTGCTATTCCCTTCACGTTAATTTGCTTAATCTCCATTCGATTTTTAATTGTTGCACGGGCAATTAGTCTTTTTTGTGCATAATCAGTAAGTTTTACTTTTGGCATACTTTTGCCTCCTTCATTTGTGATAATTATAGTATATCACCGAAGAGAAAATTTAAGAGTTACCAAGTTATACTTCTATTTACTTCTTTTTGATTACCTCTACATTCTCACATCCGAAAATTCGGCCGCAAGATTTTCTGATGACTATAAAAATGTTGATGATGTTCTCATTTGGTAGCGGAATTTTCCGCTACGAGAATACCGAACGTTGCAACATTAATTCCCGAACGTTGCATTCGATTGTTGCACACAAAGCGAACGTCTTTAATACCGAATCTAACAAACTAAAGGCTTACACCATTGAAAAATCAAGGTTCTAAGTTATTTTCAAAAAATACTCTAAAATTATTGTCCCTTTGAGTTGTTTTTAAAAATTACTAAATACTAAGATAATTTTAGAGCTGCCCTTTGATATGCGTTCGCACTACTGGTAAGCCCAGACGCTTCTATATCATTTGGATTTCCCGGAAATGCTAAATAACCTTCGTCCCAGTTATAGAAGTATCTATCAATGTCATACAGGTCAAAGACATAAAGCAGAATGTTCCTCTCCTGTAACACACTCCTAATAGTTTTCTCTGAATACCTTTTATTAAAAGAGAGCGCCTGATTCCGCATATTTTCCAATGCTTGAATCTTCTTTAGAACCATTTCCCAGGCATCATCATTTTTCCCATTTGGTTTTGGATAGTTAGCATAATGAAATGGGCCCTTTAAAATAATCCCATTTTTCGCAGCCAATCTCTGCATTCGGTATTTTATGTATTTGTGTCCGCCTTTCGTTGTATGTGTAAGCCCCCTATAAATCGAATATGGAAGACAATCTCTGCATAATAGCATTCCAGCGAACAAATAGAGCTTTACGCGCCTGCAGCCGCATTCAGGGCAACATAGAAAAGGCTTTTCTCCGAATCCAGTTTTTTGATATGTTATTTTTACATGGAATGGCTGATCGTCAATGGAAAGATATGCATCAGGTTGGTCTGCCCTTAGGAACTCTGATCCTTTCATAACTTCCAGCACGGCTTTTACATCAATGAAATAATGCATATCTTCCTCCTTTTCCCAACTTAATGGGAATTTTTATTTTCTCCCTACTTTCATTTCATCTCGCCCTTCTCTATTACCAGATTGTCTGCCGGGTAGTTTTCTATGTATTTTTCCAAATCACTTCCACGAATCTTTCTACGACCCAAATTTAAAGCCGGAATCCGACCTTTGTTTATCTCCCTGTTTACAAAATCCTTGTTTACCATGAGAATTTTTGCGGCCTCATTCACTGTGTACAACGGTTTGTATGGCTGTATCATCTGAACTCCTTTCTATTACTGGGCCCCTGCTGTGTCATGTACTTTTTTTTCATTTGTTTTTCTCCTTTAAAATTATATTTTATAATTATGTTACAAGGAGATTGTAGCACTATATAGCTTATAATTTAAGCGTCAAACTTCAAAGCTGCCCTTTCAGTTGCGCTGGTCCATGTGTGATTAAACCTATCTAAACCAGTTCCTCTTATTCCCATGCTATAGATTTCTTCTGTCTCAGAGAGGAATGGCCGTAGCTTTCTTGTATTACTAGGTTTGCGTAGATCTCGTAGTGCCTTATTTTGATCTCGCCGAATAGCTTCACGCCAGACCCCAAAAGATTCCCCGATTGCATCTAAAGTCATATTATCCTGGAATCTTTTACGGATAACTTCCGGCTGTCGCCCTGGCAAACCATCTACACACTCCCACAGTACCGCAGAAAGATGCTCCTGCTGCAACCGATCAAGCGTTTCCTCTTCCATATCTTCAGCCGATGGAATACCGTCACCCGTTGAAAACCCTTCCTCTTCAAAGCCCTTTATAGGAGCGTCCAGGCTTACCAAATTCTCCATGCAGGCATTCTTATGGATATCTCTTACCTGATCTATACTTAAACCCATAGAAGCGGCTATTTCGGCTTCTGAAGGTTCATGACCATATTCTTTTACAAAGGAATCACGGAACCGGTTATACTTCCGTAATCTTGCCTGGCTTTGATAAGAAATCCGCAGACTACTAGAGTTTTTTTCTATGTATCTCCACATGGCCTGTCTAATCCAGTTCTCCGCATAGGTAAGAAATTTATATCCTGTATTCGGATCATAACCGTCAATGGCATCGTACAAAGCAAGATACCCTTCCTGCTCCAAATCCTCTATTTCTTCCCGTCCCCGATACTTCCAGGCAATAGAGCTAATAAAGGCTTTTACCTGCTCATACAGGACAAGCATATTTTCCTCCGGGTCTATACCAGTCTTGATTCTGATCACAAGTTCCTCGTTGGTCATATCCTGTTGCCTCCTCGCTTCCAATATGCTTTAATGTCATTTTTCATTCATTCGGACACCCTCTACATAGCACTTCTATTTTCCCTTAGTTTTTCCAGATTCATCTTTAGCAGTTTCATTCTTATCTCTGAGGCTCAATAATTTGACTTCCACCCCATATTTATCACCGATGATCCTTCCAAGGGCTTCAAAAGCTTTCCAGGGATCAAGTGTACCAACAGTAGTGACAGTATCTTTCATAATATCACCTTACTTTCTGGTAAATCATCTTATATTTTACAGACCGGCTCCCTTCCAGAGTGGAGTTCTCCACCCTAAAAAGTAGTTAACTCAGCCGAATTTTCGGCTCTGTTTTTGTGTTTCTGATTAAGCTTTTTCTATCCATTATGTATCAGCTTCTTTAACTCTTCCGTGGTTAAACCTTCGTAAGGATTGGTTGTCTTAATCTCTCCTGATAATTCCACGTTCTGTTTATCCCTCCATACTTCCGGTTTACGATTCTTTAACCAGAATATCTGGGCTGTGGTATCCGGCACAACTTCCTTTATGGTTGTTGTAACATTCTTAACCGGTCCGTCTTTCACCCGATATTCTTCCGTCTTCACTTCTTTGTACTGATACCCAAGTGCGCGTTTTAGCAGGGCATTTTCTACCTGTATATCAACTACTTCTTTCCCTCTTTTTAGGGCCGCCGAAAGTGCCGGATATTTATCACGCCATACACGCAGCGTAGAGTAAGCTACTCCCATATTATGAGCGATCTGTTCATCGGTCAATCCATCACGCGCCCACGCTTCTATCAGTAGCAATCCCTCAGGCGTAAGCCAGTATTCATATTTTGCTATTAGTCTCACCTCCTTTATTAGCCTGCTTATGTGGCTTGCCTCTGGTAGAATAATTTTACAGTTTGTCGTGAATCTAATTCATTATCTTAATCAGTTTCGCATAGCCACGTTCTGACAAGATGTAAATGTGTTCAGCCTGAGTGATAGATTGTTTCGCATAACCCAAGTTAAGAAGGATTCCTTCCGTGTAGGTCTGCCGCCTTGTGGGTTTTCAACATCAATGTTGTATACCTCATAGCCTGTTCCTTCTTCTGTAAATTCCTGCTTGTTTTGGGGGTGTACCCAAAGGTACGGGGTATAATCTTCGCTTTCAATAAATCCAGTGCTGTTTGTATCAAACCATGCACTAAATCTTTTTTCGATTCCAAGCCCTTCGTGCAGGTCTCGGGATGATATCGTTGGGTTTTCAGATTCGTAATTGATCTGAATTATTTCGTTCGATAAAATACCTCCTTGGGATTGATTCCATATTCTTCCAGTCTTATAATGTACTTACAAGCTCAGAAATTGAGCTAAATATACATGAGAGGAAGATTATATATGTCGTCACTTGATATTTTTCTTAAGTCCCCTTCGCCAAACACAACTGTCAAAGCTTCAGAGGAAGATATAAAAGCCCTTAAGGAATCAAGCGTCAGCGATGCCACCCAAATCAACAGGCATTTAGATTCAAAATTTACTGGGCTCTCTGAAAATATGGACCGCCAGATCTCTGCCATAGAAGATATTGCTCAGAGCGCTCAAAAACAGGCAATTTCCTCAGAGACGCTTGCTACTTTAGCAAAAAGTCAGGCTGACAAGGCAATGGATAAATCATTATCTGCTGTGCTGAGATCTAATAAGGCATTTATAATTTCAGTGATTGGCGTTCTAATATCGTTGTTTGCTAATGCGGATAAGCTAGTACATAACGTACAAAAAATACTATCTTATCTAAGTTCGCTACTATAGTCAGAAGTACCCCGATTATGCTTATTTTGTACGCCATATTTGCCAATCGGTCAGCTCGTTGGCATACTCTTTCCCATTCTTCTATCTTTCTTACCTCCTTTCAAAGTACCTCTAAATACGCACACACCGCTAATATCAGCCCGCAACTCGTAACGAATATAATTCGTGGCATTATGTACTTCACTATTTCAAGGGCCAGTGACTGGTTGTGGTCGGTGTAGTCGTCTAGGAGGTTGGGGGGGGGGCATGGCTTGTCTTCATTGTCCTCTCCATACAAATCCATTCTTCCCTCTATATATTGGGGAATATGTCTTATTAGCTTCCTGTCATTACCTCCAAGGACATAGTATGTATAGGCATGAAATTATGCGTGACCCTTTGTACAATTAACCGCCGGTTCAAACTAATGTCCTCTATGCTTCCATAAAAGCTGTTTCCTGCACGTATCCTTAAATCTCCAAAACATTCTAATTCCAATGTTTCTTCTTCATGGTTATAAACTTCTAACATTTTATTGGCACGATCTTGCGCTTTTGCAGCATTATCAATATTGGAGGATATTTCAAAAAGCTGTAGGATGCCATACTTTTTTGCCGACTCCGGGTCTATTGCAGATCTGATATCAATCTGACCAGCTGATTCATCACCCCAACCAATCTTTATGAGGTTATAAAAATTACCATCAATGGATTTCTTCCAAGTGTACCCAGTACACAAACTATTATCACCCAGTACTAGAGGAAGTTGTAAATTTCGCATGTTCCAGAGGCATATAGAACCGTATTCATCACGCAGGCAGAATAAATCATGAGCTTCCATTCCATGGTACGTCTTATATATTGACTCTATGACCTGATCTAACCACGACTTATCCATGACAGCTATAGGATCAAGAATATATCCCGAATCTTCCACTGTTCCTACTGACAAGGAAAGATACGCACACATATTCTGAACTAGGTTTTTAAGTGTACCATTTTCAAGGACAATAATTGCTTTTGTTTTTGTATAACGGAGCTGATCATAAGCCTTAAATTTTACAATTCCATCCTCGCTTCCTGATACTGTAAATATTCTCCCCATAAAAATACCATTAGCCCCATTGTTATCTGATAATCGAACAATATCACCATTTTCTACAATAAACCCATCACTGATATAAGAAACATCTAAACTGCTCGCCCCATCGTTCAGAACATCACTCCATGAAAGTTCTGTACAGGTTTCGGATATATCATAAATCTGACCTTGTGTTTTTACTAATAATTCCATTTCTAATACTCTCCGCTATTAATAAGAAAGGGTTTTCCTGTTATTTCCAATATGTAATACTCTTGCCCTCCGTTGTTACGCAACAGTACCACTTTATCACCGCTTACAAGTTTGTTCTTCAGATTACCTGTAACCATACTCATCGGTATTGGAAGCTGTTCGCTTATTACAATAGCAGAACCGTTATATACTCCAGTATTAACCCCAGTTATCTTTCGGTTTTCGAGGCATCTAACCGCAATTTCTTTTATTACAGCATGTAATTTACTTGCTCCTGTGTTATCATTCATAATCGTCTAAAATCCTTTCTTTTTAATTTCAAGGTCTGCGCCTTTGATTTATAAATCCCATCATACCTAACCACTACAGCCCCCAATCAATTTTAATCTGATTCAGAAGCTTCATTTCCTCAGATGTATCTTTCCCAGGATTACTATCCGGGTGATATGCCTTAGAAAGCGTCCGGTAAAACTGTTTAAGAGTGGATTTGTTTTCTTCATTTCGTTGGCCGCCTGCAGAACCAAAGCTATTGGAACTACTCCTGTTGTAGTTACTGTAGAAATTCTCGTAATAACTACGGCTCTGCTTCTGGCTCCTCCTTTCATACTCTTGCCTTGCCTTATAGTCCGCCTTAACCTTCTTCAACTGCTCAGGGTTCCGCAGCTTCCCATACACATCGTAACAATGGTCATATTCGTTCCGGCTGGTGTCGTATATCTCCGTAAACTCATCTACCCTTTGTTGATGCTCCTTTAAAATGCGCCTGTGTTCTTCTCTAGCCTTATATTCCTCTGTCTGCTGAAATTCAGCTTCCACCTGGTCAATGATAGGTTGGAATTTCTTATAGATCATATCTGTAAGTTCTTCTTCCGGCAGGCCCAGGGCTTCCACTTTATCTTCCCATCTGCTGCCAGTGATGTAGTCCCCGATCCAACTTCCCCAATCTATGATTGAATAATAACCTATGGTGCATATTACCGTCTGCTTCTTACGAACCTTACCGCCCTCCCGGTAACTTTCATGAATGCTGATACGGTATGCCTTCCTGATCTGGCGGTCAAAGCAATCGTCACTATAGCGGTATCCATAGGTGGAGCCATTTACCCCATTCATAGTCCAGGTGGTTTCATGGGTTTCTATCCGCTTGGGCTCTCCCTTGGGAAGCTTCTTAATCTCTACTTGCTGAATTACGCAATACAACCGGACTCCCTCCTTTCCTGTGGTTACTACCTTTTAGTGTGCAGTAACCACCCTATCTCATTGCCTTATCAACATCCACACCCAAATGTTTAATAAGTTAACATATTGTCAGTCCGGCGGCATATAGAAAATCCGCTCCAGCCTGGACTCTGCGATACAAATCTCATGCATTACCCCTTTTGCCCTAGCTTCGTCTTCATACTTTCCAGCCAGTACCGAATTTCGGCTGTAGCGACTCTTTACGTAAATACCACACCCATTCATACAATCTTCGATATAGCACTCGCTTAATTCAAGGAATCGCCTTGCATCCTGTGTCCTTATCTTCATAAAGATTCCCCTTTCTTTCCAGTTCGTTTAGGATTGTCAAAGATAGTTCTGTTGCAAATTCGCCTGGATATTTCTCCATAATCTCGATGACTTTTTGGTTTACAGAATCCCAATATTTAACATCCGTCCTGGAGCCGACCGGCTGCGCATATTTGAATAACTTCCACACATCTGCAAATAAATCAAATTCTTGCTGCAATTGCTCATTCTTCAACATATTTTCCCCTAATCATCAAATGGTGTCTTTTTAGTCCTTTTAAAGCACTCCTGTTGCATTATTATGGTACCTTCTCTCTCAACAAACTGCATTGTAGCCCCATCGAATCCAAAAGGTATTTTTCCAAGTTCGCCCTGCCGGTTCTTCTCAACCTTGACTCCCTTTTGACTAATATCATCAGGATCAGTGTTCCATAGCAGAATTATAGTACTTGCGTCCTGCTCCACGTCCCCGGATTCGCGAATTTCTGCCATTGACGGTTCTTTGGTATCCCTGCCTTCACTTACCCGGTTTAGCTGGGATAATAAGATTATGTGTACCTGTAATTCCATTGCAAGTGATTTAATCGTTTTAGATACGGCACCGACTTCGCTTGCTCGATTGCTATACCACGTATCAGATTTCATTAATTGCAGGTAATCAATAACTATGTAATCCAAATCCAGATGTCGGCATTCATTCCTGATGTCGGTTGGCTTCACCGAGCCGCTGCGAACCATCACCTGATACTGACTAATCTTGCTGTTGGCCGCGGATACCTTGGGCTGTTCATCACCTATATAAGCCTGCGCTTTTCGTATCCGCTTTAGCCCGATACCGGTTTCTGACGATAGCATCCTCTCATAAATCTGCTTGTCGGACATTTCCAGGTTATAAAATGCTCCACGTTTGCCGCTGGTTGACAGGCTCCGGATAATCTGCGTCACAAAAGCTGACTTTCCAACTGCCGGACGCGCACCTATAACCGTTATATCCCCCTTTTCCAGTTCCACAAGCATATCATCTAGCCGGGGGAATCCAAGGTTGATACCATTTGATTCATGCTCTGCAAAGTGGCTCCTCTCATGTTCTGCTACAATCTGCACCATGCTCCGCAGCTTTGTATGTTCTGAACTTTTCAGGGCTTCAAGGTCATTCATTAATAATCCAATTTGGTTTTCAATATCAACTGGCGATACTTTAACAGAGTTTAATATAGTCAATAACTGTGCAGCCTTGTAATTACTGGTAAGTACATCCGCATAACTCCTGATCTCTGTTGTGGTCATTGTTGAGTTGATACACTCTCTCAGTCCATCAAGGATAATGTTTTCAGGATATCCATATCCTTGTAGCCCCTGAGACAGATTTACAAGATTAATTCGTTCACCAGTATCATACATCCTGACAATTTCAATATAAACTTTTTGGTATAGTTCCTCCCGGAACATCTCCGGCCTGAGTTCATCATAAACGGTGTTAATTGAGTTGATATCCATCAGCAGCGCACCTATAATTGATCGTTCTGCTAATCTGCTCATATTTCGCTCCCCTCTATGTAGTCAAGGATATTCTTGTTCATGAAGGTATCAAAGTTCTTGTAAAATTCGACTTCGGTTCCTTCCTGCTGCCGTTCATTCACATAGCTAGCAACAGCTATATATATCTGCCGCCGGTCCAGGCGATACCTTTGACCATTAATCAACCTCCCGGTCTTTCCGACAAAGCCGCGATAATATTCAAATGCTTTTGCCTTTCCCCGCTTTTTAGGATATATGGTGTAAATTTTCTCGAAATCATCTCTCTGTTTTTCAAGCACTGGAGTATCTCGTGCGGCTTCTGCTGCACAAAAGCTTTTATTATCCTTACCTAACCTAACCTGTGCTTCCATTTTGGAAACATCTTGTATACAGTCTGTATCCAGAGAGTAAATTCCATTGTCAACCCTCAATATTTCACGCTCTTTTATGTATATTGTTGACTTGTATCTGTCCTTCTGAATATAATTGTTCTGCCCCCAGTGCCGAATTACAATAACTCCGCTCTCAAATGGCTGTATATAGCCTTTCGTGACGAGTAGCCTCAAATCATCTTCACCGCAATTAACTACCTTTGCTATTTTTTTGGGAGATGACACAAATCCGTCATCGTCTGCTCGCATCCCCAAATGAAAATACAAGTTTTGCGCAGTGGCGGACATCTCAAGGAAATTATCCGTATCCACCACGTCAAGACTAAACATGCGCCTATTAGCCATTTATTTTATTTCCCCCTGTTGCCTTATATAGTTTCTTGCTGACCGTAAAGCCGCAAAGGTATTTCTGGCTCGGCATTCCAGTGTTCTTATAAACTGTTTCACCTCCTGGTCACTGCTCGGCAGGAAATAGCCTCCTCCATCGTGACAGGTAGATAGTATTACCGCTCCGGCATTTCTTTCTCTGGCAATCTCGTGCTGCAGCTCCCGGACGCTGTTGAATCCAAGGAAATCACATAACGCTTGCGCACTAATGGCATTTTCCTTTCCAGTATGTAAAGCCTCCATTACCACGAATGGTATGGTTCTGTCAGGTACGGTTGCCGCCGCCTCCTGCATCGGTGTGCGGTCTTGGGCTTCTTTCATTAGCCCCATGCGCTTATTTTGCTGCATAGACTTATACCCCCGTTTGCTCGTCCAGATAGCGATCAATGACCACACGATCATAGGTGCATCGGCGGCCTATTTTTCGCTCCGCTCCAATCGACTTAGCAAACTCAACCCCTCGGTTTCTCCCCAGACTTAGGTAATAGCAAACCTCGCTGGCGTCTAAAAGCCTTTTGTCATTTAGACCTCCGGTTGCTGATTGACATTCTCTTTCTCTCATTAAATACCTCCTATTGACTTTTTATCAAACATTATATAAAATGTCTATATGGGTATAATACCACAAAAACCCATTCATTCATAGACTTTTAATATAATTTTTATAGACAGTCTATGAGCGCAACTTAGTAAAATACAAAATGTCTATTTAAGTAAAGGAGGATTTTATGCAAACATGTGTTAATTTAACAATCGATGATGAGCTTAAACAGTATAGGTTCCAATATTATCCAATTAACTCGTCTAATGAAATAGATGATATAGGCAACTATCTTAAAAAAACTGATTTTCCTACTAAATATAGAGCTGTAATGGGAACTAGAGCTTACGGAAGTATTTTTGTTGAGCTTGCGAATATAGAGGCTAATTTACTAATAAATGAACTTAAAAAAAGAATACAGTTGTATATTGACGAACCTACTAAAGAGGAAATACTTTTTTATGATGTTGAAGAGATTTTAAAAAGACAATTTGGAATTATCTATGGACCCACAATGCAAATTATGATGCTGGAGCTTACAAGGGCACTGGAACGAATTAGAATTTTTTTAGATCAAATCGTAACATTAAATATTAGATTAAATACCAATGACCTGTCGACTGAAGAGCAATTGCGTATTAACAACAGTATTCGCGATGCTAAAGTTCTTATTGATGAGTGTGTTATGTTAGATTCATTAGAAAATGCCTGTAACTATTGTCGTGATTATTGTAGTCTAGTTACCCAAAAACACAATATTAATTTTGGCCATACAAGTATGAGTTTGAGATGTGACATAGTGCTTAGTTGCAATAATAATATAACAATGAGTTACCGTATAGAAGATTTGTTTGAAATAGCTGGTTTAGAGCATTTTAAAGTGGCCAGTTCTCAAATTCCAATTAAAGAATGTGAGAACTGCGGCAAGTACTTTATTCCTAGTACTCGATCTGATGAAAAATATTGTGACAATTACTATAAAGATGGAAAAACCTGTAAAGAGCTTGGTTATGAAATAAAACTTAAAAAAGACAAATTTAAAACAACTTACCGTAGTGCATATAAAACACAGCGAGCTAGGATTAAATATAATTCTCATATTACAAATTATGAGGAACTCCATTTTAAGCCATGGGAACAAGCTGCAAAGCAAGCACTATCTGATTTTACTACCAAGAATGATATTGAAGGATTTAAGAAATGGTTAATAGATAATAAAGATTCATTCTAAAATATGAGTTATGCACCACCTGGCTTTTATTTCCTATAAAGTAAAAAAGGCATAGGAACAAGAGAATCCAAAACTGGATTATCCTATTCCTACGCCTTAATGTGGTTTACAGGCTGAGACCTGGGGTACTAACCTTTGGTAACCTCTTGAATATTCTTGTTGATGAGAGCCACCGTTCCGGCGGTACAGATCCACTTTAATTTGGCTTAATTACCATCAATTATGAAACAGGAAATTTGTCAAGGCCTTGCCGCTTCTGCGGTGCGAAGCAACCTTTACAAATTTTATGTTGAATAATAAATTTATCTTAGCCAAATCACACTTATTTGTACTGGCTCCCATTCACCGGACAGCTGGTTCAATAGTATCCGGAATACTCACCTCTCATGGTTCTTTTTAACATCTGTATAACTAGACAAGTTTTCCGAATACATCTTCTAAAGTAATTTGCCTTGTATTACTTTTTGATGACATAAAATCCCAAATAACTTTATCTAACGTACTCTCACCTATATTTAAGTGATCAGCTGTTTTTTTTAATAATAAACTTGCTTCTTTATAATTATTCGTAATTATATTGGACATTTCCAAGAACTGAAACATGTGCCTATCAATCGGTATAGCCTGCTGTCCAGAAAGTAATTTTAAATAGTCAACTGTTTTAAATCCTATTCCTTTTATTTTTAGTAATTCGTTTTGATTTTCTTCAATCATTAACCATTTAGCCAAATCTTCCTCATTATTAACTCCACAGCCATATAAGAACCAGGTTAATTTACATATAGTGTTTTGCTTTGTTTTATTTTTCCATTGTATAATTTTTTCTATTGGATACGTTTGAAATAAAATTATAAAATCACAAGTAGTCTTATAATGCGCATAATTATCTAAAATATTGCACACTCTTGGATAAACAACATTTCTATAATTCATTCCTGCTTGTAAAACAGCATCCGTTAAAGTTGCTGCCATATTATGATATGGAGTTCTTTGACTTACTTCCTGATAACTGCTAGGAATTTTATTTAATTGCGTAATAATTTTTTCAATAGATTGTTCTACATTATCCATTGTTTCGTTCTCCCAATACATTATTAATTGCTGTTAAACGATCAACACAATTAGGACAAGCACCGCAAGGTGTCATAGAATTCACTTGACATGAATATGTTTTTTCAATTGGAGCCCCCAATTTTATTCCTAATTTAGCCACCTCAGTTTTAGTCATCTCACGAAATGGCATTTTTATCTTAATAGAACCATAATCATAAAGAAGATTTTCAAGCTTGGTGAAGAATTCCATTGAGCAATCAATCTCTTTTGCATGATTACTGTTAATAAAAGCAGTATAAACTTCCTTTATCCCCATCGACTGAGCATAAGCAGCAGCTAATGAAATAAATAGTATATTCCGATATGGTAAATACATGTCTTCAGCTACCACTGTATCCTCCCATAAATTTGCTTCTATAATCATTCTAGAATTCGATTCTCTATATACATCTCCTATTTTAATAGTTTTAACGTTATCCTTATACTTTAAAGGTATTACCTCCAACAGTGTTTCATATTCTTTTTTCTCACAATGTTGACCATAATCAATGAATAGTATTATTAAATTTTTATTTTCCTTCTCTAACTTATATGCCAAAACAGTAGAATCCATTCCACCTGAAGCCAATAGCAACCCATCGTATATATTCATTTATTCTACCACCTTACCTGTAATTTCAAACACCGCATCGATAACTTCATTCAAACTTTGACAATATTTATTACATGAATACTTTAAGAACATATTGTCTAATAATTTGTATGGATCATATAGTATCACATTTTTCCGTTTTGCTTGATATGTTCCAATTTCAACTAATGTGCCTTGATCATTATACAGTAATGTTGCAATCATAAAATTACATTCTTCTAATAATTCAATGTCTTTCGAAAAAATCGCACGTTCTTCATGACAATTCATATTTTTAGTTATTTGACCATTCTCACGTATTGGCAACCTTGGATTATAGTTATGATATATAAGGGCTTCTACTAATTCATCCAATTTCGATGTATCTACATAACTAAAGTCAGGCGCAGCCATATAAATATTGATTTTTTTTCTGAGAATCCATGGCACTCTAATTCCCATTAACTCTGTTTGCTCATCTGCATATTGTAAAAGTAAATCCAATTGTTCTTTAAAATCTTCAAAGCACATTGTTTTTGCATAAAATACTGAACTCCAAGCACAAAATTTCATTGTTTTTTCAATATTTCCCGGGAATTTGTTATAAATATAAGCAACATCATACACATCTCCTACTCCCACGGAATGCATTATACAATCTAAATAGGCGGGTGCTTGATGCCACTTTTTAGATTCATAATCATATAAGCATGATCCCCCTTTGTTCTCTTTAATTAATAACTTTTTTATATTTCTATTATCAAACAGATCTACTATTTTGTCATAATTATAATCTCTAAAATAATTACTAAAGGTTGTCGATGATGTTGAAAGTATAGCTGTAGTAATATTAGTGTTAGTAAAATTCAGGATATCTTCACTATCATAATTAAAATCAATATGTATACAACCCTCAAACTCTACTAAATCATTTAATATTTGCTTTGTTCCGTATCGCCCAGGAAAAATAAGTATATCTGTCGGGCTAAATTCATCCAATATCCCGGATATATTATTTTTATGTATATATTCGGCTTGATCACACAATACATTATTATATACCTGTTTTCCACTCTCATCAGACCCTCCAATGATGAAAACATTTGGAGCTTTATCAACTAATCCTAATCTATATGATCCAAAAGAATTAAGGATTTTTGAATACTTTTTAATATCTTTTTCTAAGTAATCCGGTGCATAATAAGCGAAAACATAATCAAGATTTAAAGCAGCACAAGCTCTTATAGCATGAAAAATGCCGCCTAACCTAACGATATATGAATTATTTTCTTTTAAATCAAGATGATTATCTACAAAAACTTCTCCAATTATAAGCAT